ATCTGTTCTTACATACAGACGGTGCACCTGCAAGTGGAGCATGGTATAGTTTTCAACAACAAGCACCAGAAGTTGATTGCGCCAGAACTCCTTCTAATACAGCCTGCATTATATCTGCAGTAAATATCAGCACAGATACTACTACTGCCGACACACCATCATCCAGCAGTGCTAGTACAATTGATGTTTCTCCAACTCAATCAGCAACCACCGAGATCGTTGCAAACACAGGCGGTTCATCAGTAGAATCATTTGCCGCACAAGAAAAAGTTGCATCTGACCCTGTTCTTGCTGCATCTGTTGCGAATGAAGCAGTTGCTACTGCCGCTGCGACTACTGCAGCAAACCCACTTGTTTCTTCACCAGGAACTCAAGCAGCCTATCGCGAATTAACCGATGAAGAAAAAGCAGCCATTCTCGCCGATGCTATTTCGAAGAATGTAATCGAAGGCGCATTGACGACGATTGCTGCAACCTCTGCTGCTTCTGCATCAAATGGATCTCAAGACGGTTCTACTTCAACAACCACAACGAAGAAAGACACCAGCACTGATAATACTGTTGAGGCAAACGGTGTTATGATTGCTGAGAATAATCAGTCTGCTCAAACAGAAACTACAGATACGAGCGGTGGTCTAGAAATCCTAGAAACTGGGCGCGTGAAGGCTCAAGAGTCAATCGCAGCAACAATGGCTGCAACTGAAAACTCAGCCAACGAATCAATGAGCCAAGCAGAAGCAGTCGCCGCCAGTTCCTCTGTTGCCTCGTATACTGTAAACAATGTTGACGAAGTGATGGCAAATGCAACTGCATCATCCAACTTCGTTGAAAATAAAACTGCAGATGTTGCCGCAGCAGAAAGCGTCGCTCAAGCAGAAGCCATTGCTCTTGCCTCGATCGAAGCATCAAAGCCAACTCAAAGCGCATTTGAAGACACCTCAAACGCCGATGTTGATCTAGTCAATACTATGATCGACCCAGCACTTGCAATGTCTACGGCAATGAACAATGTTCCAAATGTAGCCAATCTCGAAATTCTTGGCGTCATTGGTAATGGTAATAAGCCAGAAGAAAAGTCTGATGCCGAAAAGCGTGCTGCCGAAGTTGTTGCAGCGAATCAGCAACAGATGGAAGAAATCAACAAGAACTATATGGAAGCAGATCAGTCTGGAATCGTCGCCGCAATGGGTGCCGACACTGATGTGAATTCATATCGTACCACAATGATCTCAGATGCTGCACAGTGGTATCGAGACAAGGATATATACAAAGGCGTGATCATCAAGGATAATGTTCGCGGTTCGTATTTCCTAGAGAAAGGCAACACGGATTTATATAAGCAACTTATTGAACAGCAATACAAGTAATGTTAGCGGAATTGGCAGCAATCAATTCTGCATATGCCGTTATCAAAGAAGTAATAAGTAATGGCAGAGAATTGGGTGAGTGCGTTGGGCATTTGGGTCAATTCTTTGAAACGAAAAGTAAGTTAGAAAAGAAAGTTGTCGCCGCACCTGTAAATGAGCGAAGTAAACTTGAAGAGTTTTTTGCGTTAGAAGAAGTTCGACGAAAAGAAAAAGAACTCAAAGATTATATGCTAATTGCAGGGCGACCTGGATTATGGGATGATTGGGTAAAGTTTCAGAAGGTTCACAAAGAAAGAGAACTTGCGATTGCACGCGCTCAAAAACTTGCTGAACTTGAAGCAGAACGATTGCGCGAAGAAATGGTTCTTGCAAGTTGTGTCTTTATTTTATTTCTAATGTGCGTCATTGTTATATTTGGATTTGTTTATATCATAACACGATAAGTACAAAAACGAGGAACAGTACAGATGGGTAATTTAGACGAAAAGGTGGATAAACTGGAAGCAGCGGTTGATCCAAATGTTGTTATTAGCATTGGTGGATATAGTTTTACTCCAGCAAAACTAATGATCGCTGGCGGTATTGTTTCTTCAGTATTAGGTGGTCTTTATGGTGCGTTCACATTCTATAAAGATTACATGGACATGAAGCAACAGATCCAAGAATATGTTGCTCCAGATCTATCTGCAATCAACGAGCGTCTAACGAAACTCGACGAACAGATGGCATCTACCGAAAAGATCAACAATGATACGATGACCTATGTTCGTGACATTCGTAACGGTCTACAGGGCGATATCCGCGAACTTGCCAAGACAGTCGACGCCAATGAGCGTAGAAGCCGTGAACTAGACCGCGATGTCCGTGGGTTAGCAAACGGACTCGAACGAGATGTGAACACACGCCTAAGAAGCGTCGAAAAAGATAACGACAGCAATCTCAAGGCTCTTGAGAAGAAAGTCGACGAAAAGATCCAAAAAGCATGGGAAAACCCATTGGCTAAATAAAACATGGACATTTTAGGCAGTATTAAATCAATGTTGGCTGATAGTGTCGATGGCTCGGTTTCTTCGAAACGAGTCGTCACATTTCTTGCATTTCTTTTATGTTCTGTAGGATTTGTGGCGAATATGTTTTGGGGATTCAAGATTGATGAATTTATCTATAACTCAATGATGTACATTGTCGTTGGTGGTTTGGGATTCACTGGTCTTGAAAAATTTGCACCTAAGAAATAAAATGGGTGCACATTTCTTTTTTATGATTTATGCGATGGTCGGTGTTGCGTTTATTAATCGTTTGATAACTTATATTAAGAGGAAATGACAATGGGTACAGTAATTGTAGTTCTACTATTGGTTGCAGCAGTTGTTCTTGTTTGGAAAATGGTTCAAGCCCCAGACAAAAACGGCGATGGCAAAGTCGATGCTCAAGATGTTGTGATTGCTGCTAAAGAAGTCGCTGCTGATGTAAAGGCTGGCGGCGAAAAGGCAGTTGAAAAAGTGAAGAAGGCTCGTAAGAAGAAGGCAGAGTAATGTATATTTTTGCATCACTTGCAACTCCGTTTATCTATTTGTTAATGTGGATTGCGGAGTTCTTCTTATTCCTCTCTCGTATTTTTGGATCACTATACTCTGCCTTCATTGGCGCGAGTATTTGGCTCAATGATATTGTAGAAGCAGGAGTTTGGCCAAAGGAATAAATCATGCTTATACCATTACCATATAAAATCCTTGCAGTGGTTTTTGTAGTTGGCGGTGCTTTTGGTGCTGGCTATAAAAAAGGGACAGCGCAAGGTGAGGTCATGATTCAACAGGCTGCGAACGAAGCAGAGCAGTTGAAGATTGAACTCGAAAAGGAACAAAATAACATCAAAGAGAAAGTTGTAACTGAGTATGTTGACAAGATTAAAGTTGTCAAAGAAAAAGAAACAATTTATCGCGATGCTGCAGAAACCAAAGTGCAAGGCAAGTATAATCTAACCAACGGTTGGGTTTATTTGCACGATGCGAGCGTACAAGGTGAGCAACTTGATCCAGATAAAGTCGGTAATAGCGAAGATTCAATTGTTCGTGATAACCAGGCTCTCGGGACAGTTCTTTCAAACTATTCTGTATGTCTGCAAAATGCTCAACAGTTAGTCTCGTTGCAGTCTTGGATTATTGAAACGAAAGCATCTGTTGACAAGCAGAATGCTGATCGTGGATTAGATATTAAACTTCCTGCTATGCCGTGGAAAAAGAAGGAAGGTGGCTAATGAAATACTTAATCACTGTTTGTTTACTATTGCTTGCTGGATGCGCAAATCCGCTGACGAGATTGGTTCCTAAAATTGAGATGCCATCTCCACCACCTGATTTGATGCATGCACCAAAACCTTTAAAGACAATTGTTCCGCCAGCAAATCCTGCTGCGCCACCAAAGGCAGAGCAAAGTGTCCCACCTCAAGGATAATAATATTGGATATTTTCGCCATTTAATTCGCGCTTGGCGATGGGCTTTTATCTTGTTTGTGCATGGAATCTTTCCAAATATTTGGACGGATGTCGTGAGTGATGAAATAGTTCGCGATCGACACAAGAAATATTGGAAATTTGAAAGCACTACGATGGAACGATGATGGTTGACTTCGAAGATAAAATCAATAAACTAGAAACAGAAGTTGCTGCGATGAGGGAGAAAGTAAGTTTCTTCACCGTCATCTATGGCAAATTCGATTCCACACTGGATAAGATGGAAAAGCAGATCGAAGATCGTCGCCAAGATACAAATGAAGACTTGCGCGATGTCTACAAGAAAATAGAAGATGTTGAAAATTCTTTGATGCAAGAGATCAAAGCATTGCGCGAGGACATGCGCCGTCAACACGAAGTCGAAAACAAGAAGATCGACGAACTCAATCGCTGGCGTTGGATTGTAATGGGTGGTGCTGCGGTTGTGAGTTGGATGATCTCACGGATGTTCAAATAACTTTACTTTTTAGACATTTTGTTATAGAGTATGTGAATGATTGAACGATATGACAATATTCCCAGAGATCTTGTAGAAAGCATAGAAAAGATTGCATATTCCCAGTACATACGATGGGAGTACAAAGCAGGCACACATTCTCCTAGACAGCAAGAACTCATACGCAAAAAATATGCTTTTGGTGATGAAATTGATGGATTGAATATTTTTGATAAGTATTGGTATGCGACAAGTCTATTTCCATCTACTGAACAAATAAACCCTCAAATAATAAAACAATTTTTCTATCCGCTAAAAGATTTTGTTGTATCAAATTGTATAGGGAAACCTGTTGAATTAAAAAAGATGTTAATGAATATGTTTATTCATTCTAACACAGATAGTATTGCCTTTCCGCATAACGATACTGATGCACCAGCATATGTAAGTTTTTTATATTATGTAAATGATAGTTCTGGTGACACTTTCTTTTTTAATAAAAACAATAAACTAGTTGAAAAATGTTCCCCTAAAAAGGGAACTGGAGTTTTGTTTAATTCTGATATTCTACATGCTGGATCTTATCCTAAAATTGAAGACAAACCTAGAATTGTTATTAATATGATCTATAAATATGTATGAGTGTGTATATTGATCGCAAATTTTTGGGATTTGTTTCTAGCAAACTAGAACTCTTCAAGCAAAAGAACACCGATCTCTATAACTTCAGGTGCGTGTACTGTGGAGACTCTAAGAAAAACAAGATCAAGGCTCGCGGATACATCTACAGGAAGAGTAATGACTACTTCTATATCTGCCACAACTGCGGCAAATCAACAACCTTCGCAAGATTTCTACAGGATGTTGATGGAACAGTCTATCGACAGTACGCGCTTGAAAGATATGCAGGCGGCGAGACGGGAAACCATAACTACAAAAAACCCAAATTCGACGAACTTAAAGGAAACGCTTTTGCAAGATTCCAGTCTGCTGGTAACGACACCAGAGGAGATCAAGAGGAATCTGGACCAGTGGCGAAAAGATGGGACGCCTTTACACATTGTGGTATAGAACTTTTACCCGATGGGCACTACGCCAAAGACTATATAAAAAAGAGAGGTATCCCAGAAAAGTATTGGAATGAGATTCTATACATTCCGTACTTCAAGGATTTCCTCGACGCAGAATTCCCAGATCACGGTAAGGAAGATATTCCTAACGACGATCGTATTGTGCTTTTCTATACAAACGAGAAAGGTGAGATTACGAATGTCGCAGGAAGAGCATTGTCCGATACCAAGATACGATATGTTACGGTAAAGTTGTCAGATGAGAAGAAATTGTTCGGATTGCATCGCCTCGATAAACAAAAGACCGTCTATGTCCTTGAAGGACAGTTTGATTCTTATTTTGTCAAGAATAGCATTGCCAGTGGTGATAGCAATTTGGGCGGTGTGGCAGCAATTCTTCCAGACCTAGATGTTGTTCTGGTTTATGATAATGAGCCAAGAAACAAAGACATTGTAAAGCAGATTGAAAAGTCTATTGACAAGGGATACAAAGTTTGTCTCTTTCCCGAATCAGTGAAGGGGAAAGATGTGAATGAAATGATACAAAATGGTTTGACATCTGAAGAGATAAAGACTATTATAGATAACAATACCTTCAGTGGCTTAACTGCCAAGTTGAAGTTTACGCATTGGAAAAGGTGCTGATATGACTGACATCTCAGATCTTGGTTTGGAAGTAATCATCCATCCAATTAAAAAAGTAAGATTGCAATTTCACAACGGTCTTTGGTATGTTGAATATCAGAGACCTGCGCAATATTTCATTGATGGTTGGTGGTGGTTCGATGACAGCAAATACCCAGAGTACAATGATGCGTACAATCGCGCCATGGCACTTGCTGCGCAAAAGGGTACGAAAGAAGTTAGAAGAAAACAATTAATTCTTGATGTTGAAGTATAAAGGAGTATTATTATGTCGCATGAATTGGAAGGAAAGAAAGTCCCACAAAATGTAGTTTTCAAGACTCGTGTTCGTGATGAATCTGTCGGTGGTGATAATCCATATCGTTGGGAAGATGTAAAGAGCAAGGACTTGTTCAAGCGCAAGCGCGTTGTTCTTTTCTCATTGCCAGGTGCATTTACACCAACCTGTTCGACTTTTCAGTTGCCAGGTTACGAAAAGAATTTCGCAGAATTTCAAAAGTGCGGAATTAAAGAAATCTATTGCTTGTCTGTCAATGATTCATTTGTAATGAATGCATGGGCAAAGGCGCAGAATCTGCAAAATGTCAAAGTGATTCCTGACGGCAGTGGCTTGTTCACCAAGAAGATGAAGATGCTTGTCAAGAAAGATAATCTTGGCTTTGGTGTTCGCTCTTGGCGTTATGCTGCAGTTGTAAAGAATGGCGTCATCGAAAAGATGTTCGTTGAACCAGGATACGAAGACAACTGCGCAACTGATCCTTATGGTGAATCTTCGCCAGAAACGGTATTGGCTTGGCTTCAGCAAAATCCGTAATCAATGTCCAAACGAGTTCTCATTGTAGGTGGTGGTGCCGCAGGGTGGATGGCTGCTCTTTATTGCAAAAGAATAAATCCAAATTTAAGCGTGGAACTTATTGAAAGCGAGGAAATTGGAATTATTGGTGCTGGAGAATCAACAACCTCGACATTTTCAGAAATGTTAAATTTTATTAATATTGATGTACGAGAATTCATAAGAGAGACAGATGCAACAATTAAAACATCAATAAAATTTGATGACTGGGATTTTCCAAATAGTTCATATTTAAGCACCTTTACTCCTTGGCTTTGCAGTAGAGATACAAACAGGATTCCATGGGGTCGTAATTCTGAAATACTTTCTCGGGAAAATGTACCTGATTATCTTTTATATTGTTATGCTAATAACATTGATCCCAATAAAGTGGGAGTGCATAAATTTGCTCTAGAAAACAAAGTTCCAGTAATACAAATTGACGATGAGTTCAGTAGCACATTTATGCGAATCCAAGGATCAACCTACAATATTAATGCTAAATTAACAGCGAAATTTTTTCGAAAAAAGGCTGAGAATCGCGGTGTTATTCGACATGAAGGTAAGATCATAAAAATTAATGGTCATTATCCAATTGAAAGCGTTGAAGATGATAAAGGTAGAATCCATAAAGTGGATTTTGTTTTTGATTGTACAGGTTTTGCTAGATTAATTATTGGTAAACATTTAAACGCTAATTGGATAGACTATAGTAAGTATTTGACTGTTGATTCTGCAATTCCGTTTTTTTTACCAACAGATAAACAAATACCAACATATACTCAAGCAACTGCTATGAAATATGGTTGGATGTTCAAAGTTCCAACTCAAAAGCGATATGGATGTGGATATGTGTATGATAGTAATTATATCACCAAGGAACAGGCAATCCAAGAAGTTGAGGAAAAACTTGGACATAAAATTGAATTAGTTAATTTCTTTAGATTTAAAACTGGCTTTTTTGAAAATATATTTATCAGTAATTGTATTGCTCTTGGATTATCATCAAATTTTTTAGAGCCAATGGCTGCTACAAATTTAACTTTAGTTTCTACAACTATGCGGGATTTGAGCGAAGGCTTCGTTAAGGAAGCCTTTGACTTTAGTGGCTCTGCCTCAGAAGAATTTAAGAGCAGTGTTAATCATAAAAACAGAAAACGAATAGAAGGATCTTCTGTGTGTGAGATTTTTTCACATTATGTTAATAATAGAAATGATACTGAGTTTTGGAAATATTATAAGAATGTGGAAAATCGCCCACCTGTGTTTCGAGAAGCATATGAGGCTGGATTTGTACAAGAAGAGTTCAATTATAAAGCATTTTATAATATCTCGCAATTTGAAGAACCAGCCCTTGTTTCTAAAATTATTGGTAATAACTGGTTTAAAGATCGCGCTATAAAATATTGTCAGCAGAACAACCTCAATGAGAAATATGCTAAAGTTTATAATGATTTGAAGGAATATACAGATTTTATTGAACCATATGTTCTAGACCATAGAGATTATTTGGAGCGAGTATGCACATACGATTGATATCTTATTCGAAACCAGTTCTTGAGGGGTTGGACACACCAACGGACCTTGTTGCTTTTTGCGCAAGAGTGTCCAACCCTTCGAACCAAATGAATAATGAAACATCTGAGAAACTGATCAAGTATTTGATCAAGCATCAGCACTGGTCACCATTGGAAATGGCGTCAATGTGTCTTGAAATTGAAACAACAAGAGACATTGCTCGTCAGATTCTGAGGCACCGTTCGTTTAGTTTTCAAGAGTTTTCACAACGATATGCTGATCCAACTCAAGATCTAGCGTTTCAAACACGCCAGGCTCGTCTACAAGATGAAAAAAATAGACAAAATTCTATTCCAACAAACGATGTTATGTTGCAGTTTGAATGGGAAAATCGTCAGCGAGCACTCATCGAACAGGTCAAAAAAGACTACACTTGGGCGTTAAAAAACGGGATCGCGAAGGAACAAGCCAGAGCGATTTTGCCTGAAGGGTTGACGATGTCACGCATGTATATGAGTGGTACATTAAGATCATGGATTCACTATATACAACTCCGAAGCGGAAACGGCACTCAACTTGAGCATATGCAAATTGCTAAAGAGTGTGCTAAAGTTATCGCTGAGGTATTCCCCCTTTCTACACAATTCATCGCACAGGAGTAGTACATGAAAAAAGTTCTTAAATTTTCTGCATCTTGGTGCGGTCCATGTAAAATGATGTCAAAAATTCTTTCTACAATTGAAACTGATGTTGAAATTGAAGAGGTTGATGTTGACACCAATAGGGAACTTGCGATAGAATATAAAGTTCGTGGTGTGCCATTGATGGTGATGTTGGAAGATGGTGTCGAAATTCGTCGACTTCCAGGCGTTCCTGGAACACCAGGAAAAGATTCGAAAGAAATTGTAGAAAAGTTTTTAAACGGTTAATTAAAAGAATAAGGAGCAATTAGATGGCAACTCGACTTCCCACAATCTATCAAGATTTCATTCACATTTCCCGCTATGCCCGTTTCAGTGACGAACTAGGTCGTCGTGAAACTTGGGACGAAACAGTAGATCGTTATATCAGTTATTTTAAGAACAAGACAAATGACAATAAGCAAGTTCCGTGGGAAGAATTGCGCGCTGCCATTTTGAATCTTGAAGTTATGCCATCAATGCGTTGCTTGATGACTGCTGGTCCTGCTCTTGAAAAGGATCAAGTCGCTGGTTACAATTGCTCATATGTTGCCATTGATAATACAAAAGCATTCGACGAGATCATGTACATTCTCATGTGCGGCACTGGCGTTGGTTTTTCTGTTGAGTCGCGCTATACAAACAAACTCCCAGAAGTTCCAGAAGAATTGCATGAAACAGATACAACTGTTGTGATTGCCGACAGCAAGATTGGTTGGGCATCAGCATTTCGTGAAATCATTTCTCTTTTGTATTCTGGAAAGATTCCAAAGTGGGATGTGAGCAAAGTGCGCCCTGCTGGCGAAAGACTTAAAACCTTTGGTGGTCGTGCGAGTGGACCAGAGCCATTGGTTGATCTAATCAATTTCACTCTCAATATTTTCAAGAAGGCAAGAGGCAGGAAACTGTCTACCTTGGAGTGTCATGACATCGTATGTAAAATCGCGGATATTGTTGTTTGCGGTGGTGTTCGCCGTAGTGCTCTCATTTCTCTCACCGACCTCAACGACGACCAATTGCGTCATGCAAAGTCGGGCGATTGGTGGACACATAACGGTCAGAGAGCGTTGGCTAATATATCGGCAGTGTATGACAAACAAGTAGACATGGATACATTCATGAACGAATGGCATGCTCTATACATGTCAAAGTCTGGTGAAAGAGGAATCTTCTCGCGTGCTGCGTCACAAGCCGTTGCTGCCAAGTACGGTCGTCGCGATCCAAAGCATGAGTTCGGCACCAATCCTTGCTCTGAAATCATTTTGCGTCCATTTGAGTTCTGCAATCTTTCAGAAATCGTTGTTCGCGCAGAAGATGATGTTGACTCATTGAAGCGCAAGGCTCGTTTGGCTACAATCATTGGCACACTTCAGTCAACACTCACAGACTTCCGCTATATCAACAAGCGTTGGAAGAATAACTGTGATGAAGAGCGTTTGCTTGGCGTTTCGTTGACTGGCATTTGCGATAACAAATTGTTGAACAAGCCATCTGCCAAACTTGCTGACGCACTTGATGCCATTCGTGAAGAATGCGTTGCTGTGAACAAGGAATTCGCTGATGCACTTGGCATTCCTCAGTCTGCCTCAATCACTTGTGTGAAGCCATCAGGAACGGTCAGCCAGTTGGTTGATTCTGCTTCTGGTATTCATCCTCGTTATGCGCAATACTACATCCGTCGTGTTCGCGCTGACATGAAGGATCCACTTGCTCAGTTTATGATTGACAAGGGATACAAGGCTGAAGAAGATTTCTACAGCAAGAGCAACTGGGTGTTCTCATTCCCAATGAAAGCACCAAAGAACTCTGTGACTCGTCACGACATGACTGCGATTGAGCAGTTGGAATTGTGGCAGATCTATCAAGATCACTGGTGTGAACATAAACCATCGATCACTGTATATGTTGGTGACGATGAATGGATGGAAGTTGGTGCATGGGTTTATAAGAACATCGCATCGTTGTCTGGCGTTTCATTCTTGCCGCGCGACAATGGTTCTTATCGCCAAGCACCTTACGAAGAAATTGATGAAGCGAAGTATAAGGAACTACTTGGAACTCAGAATGTTGACATCAACTGGATTGATTTCCAAGAAGAAACTGATACGACCACTTCAACAAAGGATTTGGCATGCGTCGCTGGTGTTTGTGAGATCTAATGTCATTACTCCAACTCACAGAATTGATACCTGTAGAAACGCCGCTCGGCGATGGGTATGCAATTCTGATTGAGTCTGGGGGGCATGACATCTATTGGACAGTTGCCCTACATAATAAGGCTCTTGTAACCTTTACTCAAGATAGAATACGAATTTGTAGTTCGTACACTCATCGTCGAGGAATTGACGATGAGCGGATGAAGTTGATCGTAAATAACCAAGGAGAAAATATATGAAGAAGTCTATCGTTCTCGGTCTCGTTGCTCTTTCACTTGTTGCTTGTGGTACAAAAGAAGAAGTTGCTCCAGCCGCTCCTGCTGCTGAAGTTGCTGCTCCTGCTGAAGCACCTGCAGCACCAGCCGCTGACGCTGCTGCACCTGCTGCTGAAGCACCAGCTGCACAGTAATTGTTAGGCTACGACTGGGGGACTGAAAAGTCCCCCAGTTTTTTTGCATGTGTAGTATAAGAAAAAATGTCGCTCAATCGGACTCTTGGGAGTCTCAACAGTCTGTGGATCATCTTTCGATTCACATGGAAATACAAGGGCATTCGTCATGCTCTGTGGATGCTGCCACATCAAATAAAGCGACTATATAAAAAATAACTTTGGAGAAATTAAATGGCAACATCACCAACCGACGATTACGATTTTGGTTTTAGTTTTGCAGATAGCGATGTTCTACCGACATCCACTGCAGCAACACAACAAAATAGTGAAGAAATTGCAGCACTACAAGCAAAGATTGATTCATTGCTCGATGCTCAAGAAAAAACTCTTGAGACCGCATTAATCAAATCAATCGAAGAAAAATATAAAGCAAAACTCAAGGAAGTGGAAGGCATGATTCTACCACTCCTAATTAATCTAAAGAAAAATCCAGAAAAGGCTTACATTAATTGGCCAAATCGTGCGCCAGTAATTGATAAGCAAATTGAAAGAATTACAGCGATTACGAGGGGTTGAAATGCCAGATCTAAAACTAACATGTGATAACTGTGGATCAACATTTGCATTGTCATTCGAAGACGATGAAGTCAGTTACTCACCAAGTCATTGCCCATTTTGCGGTGATTTCTACGATAATGAAAACGAAGAACTAAACTTCAATGATGACGAAGAAGATTCGTTTCTCAATGAAGATGCCGATTTAGGCACTGACGACGATTACGAAGAATGATTTATGTTGGTATCGACTATTCGCTGACCTCTCCTTGTGTCTGCATATGTCGAGACAAAACATTCTCAAATTCATTCTTCTATTTCCTCAACGATCGCAAGACAGTACAAGGTAAGGTTCATAATATCCTTGGCGAAGAACATGATGATTATATGACCGATCAAGAGCGATATGAAAATATCGCCACTTGGGTTCTTGAAATCCTTGCTGACTTTGACAAAGAAAAGATCACCATTTTAATTGAAGACTATTCGTTCGGCTCAAAGGGAAAAGTATTTAATCTTGCCGAAAACTGTGGTTTGTTAAAGTACATGCTATACAAGAATGGATACAAGTTCTTTACAGTTCCTCCAACCGTTGTTAAGAAATATGCAACTGGGAAAGGAAATGCAACAAAAGAGAAAATGTACGAAGCGTTTGTAAACGATACTTTTGTTGATTTACATAGTATAATATCTCCTACGACTAAACTCGGTTCACCAACAACTGATATCGTCGACGCTTGGTATATTGCAAGATATATGATTGACAAGACTGAAAAAGAGAATGTATGACAAATTTTATTCATACTTGGAGAAAAGCAGTTCCAGATAATATCTGTGAAGATATTATAGGTATATTTGAAAATATTATCACGAAATATCCCGATGTAATTTCGCGCGGAAAATTGGAATATCCAAATACTAATATGCAACGCAAAGATGTTAGTATTGATTTAAACGATTTACCACCTAATATTTCTTCAAATTACCCAATTATAAATCAATTATGTGAAGTTGTCTACGAAAAAATTTATGAGTGTTATAGTGAATATAAAATTCACTATGGGCAACTTGCATATGGTTCTCATGAATATAGCACACTAAAGGTGCAAAGAACAATGCCATATGGCGGATTCCATACTTGGCATTATGAAAAACATGATACCATGGATGCTATTAGAAGAGAATTGGTCTGGACTATCTACTTAAACACAATGCCTCAGAATGAGGCTGAAACTGAATTTTTATATCAAGCAGTTAAATTGCAACCACAAAAAGGCATGGTTTGTATATTTCCTGCTGGAATGACGCATGTGCATAGAGGGTTGACGGTATATACGCAACCAAAATATATAATGACTGGATGGTTTTTAAGAAAACTTCGAGATAATGAAGGATAATTTATGACTAAAACATGTTTGGTGACTGGTGGTGCTGGATTCGTTGGATCGCATCTCTGTGACAGATTACTCAAGGATGGATATAAAGTAATCGCTGTTGATAATTATTATACAGGCTCAAAGCGAAACATTGAGCATCTGTTTGATAATCCAAATTTTTCTTTCTTTAATATGGACATTACATCGAAGTTGTTTACAAACAGTTTTGATACAATGAACATTGATTATATTTTTAATCTTGCCTGTCCTGCTTCTCCAATTCATTATCAACGAGAACCAATCTATACAATGATGACCAGCATTCTTGGTGCGAAGAATTGCTTGGATGTGGCGAAAGCAGTCAAAGCCAGAGTAGTGCAAGCATCGACTTCTGAAGTTTATGGCGACCCAGAAGTTCATCCACAACCAGAAAGTTATTATGGTAATGTGAGCACAACTGGTCCTCGTGCATGCTATGATGAGGGCAAGAGAGCAGCAGAAACCTTATTCTTTGATTACAAAAGAAAGTACGATCTAAATATTGGTGTGTTCCGTATTTTCAACACATACGGTCCGCGAATGGCAAAGAACGATGGTCGTGTCGTCAGCAACTTTATTGTAAATGCATTGGCTGACGGACCAATCGAAATTTATGGTGACGGAACACAAACAAGAAGTTTTCAATACATTGATGATCTGATTGAAGGGATTACAAGATTTGCATTTTCGGAAGAAACTGGTCCGATAAATCTTGGTAATCCAGGAGAGTTTACTATTGCTGAATTGGCGAGTATAATAAGAAAGAAAGTTGGAAAAGGTTATATTGTTAACAAACCACAGACAATTGACGACCCGAAGCAACGCAAGCCGATTATTGATTTAGCAAAAGACAAATTGGACTGGGAACCTAAAATTGCGTTGTCGGAGGGATTGGATAAAACAATCGAATACTTCAGGAGCAGATAATGAACCTAGACGACATCGACGGAGCATTATGGGGGATCGCTGGTGAAGATTTGGAAACCACAATCTATCGTTTCACTGACAAGAAAACACCAATCAACGAAGAATTGCAATGTTACAAGTATCATGTTCTTACATTCAAGCCAACTGGTGAACCAGAAACAATCGAGTTCATGAAGGCTCATATTGGTGATGTGAAGAGATTTATTGACAATCACGCCAAAGCAGGATACAATGGAGTGATGGTAAAAGAAGGGTGCATGCCCAAGAAAACAATCAAGGAAATTATCAAAGTGACTTTCCGCGATTGTAAGTTACCGCAAAATTGTTTGAAGCCGATACTAGCACAGGTGTAAGATGGAATTAGAAAGAGATACAGTTTTGGAAATGTTGCGTAAGAATATCATGAGTGTGACATTTACAAAGGTTGATGGAACAGAGCGTACAATGAAGTGCACTCTATTGCCAGAGTATGTTCCAGTTCCACAGGGACATGCAATGAAAGAATCAACTGCTCAAAACATCTCAGTGTGGGACATTGATGCAGCAGGGTGGCGATCATTTCGTTTACCTTTTGTAAAATCTTTCACTGTTGCATCATAAAATTATATAAATAATACACCAGCCGCCCCACCTCAACTCGGTGTAAGGTTTGTCGCATGGCGATGGCTGCTTTTGTAAAAGAGGAATCTAGGATGCAGGGCGCACTGTATCACGATAGATGAACCGAGTCTTTCTTTATGTTTCTCCAGCCAAAATCCCTTTACGGTCACAGATTTCTAGAATTATACGGCAACGAATGGGTTCTCATTCGTAAGTCCGATTCCTATTACTCAGCCAAGCGTCCAGGTCCATGGGGGCATATTCAGCAGGTGGACGGACTCAAAAATATTTTCATCCATTTAGCCGATGACCCCCATTTTTTAATACAACGGAAATAATTCCGATCTATATAAGTGCTCGCCTCAGGAGCACTCATGACCAAGTATAAATCTATTTTTATATCTGATGTACATTTGGGTTCTAGAGGATGTAAGGCTTTATTGCTAAAAGATTTTTTAAAAGATAATTCTTGCGAAAATCTCTTTTTGGTCGGCGATATTATTGATGGTTGGCGACTAAAACGAAAATTCTTTTGGTTACAAACACATACAGATGTCGTCCGTAAAATTCTTAAGATTGCTAAAGAAGGCACTCGAGTGGTTTATGTTGTGGGAAACCATGACGATGCTTTTAGGGATTTACTTCCTTACGATATTCGCTTTGGTAACATTGAATTGGTAAATCAATGTCGCTATAACGCAATTAACGGCAAAAGATATATGGTTATTCATGGTGATCTATTTGACGCTGCACTTGCTACAAAACTCTCTTGGCTCTACCATGTCGGTGACTGGTTTTATGATGTGTTACTCTCAATGAATCACCTTCTCAATAAACTCCGAAATAAATTCAATATGCCTTATTGGAGTTTGAGTGCATTCTTAAAAAATAAAACGAAAGAAGCAGTTGCATATATGTCAGACTTCGAAAATCTCATAACAGACTATGCAAAAAAATATAATTCACATGGTGTGATCTGTGGGCATATTCACAGAGCAACCATAAAAGAAATCAACGGTATTGAATATATGAATGATGGTGACTGGGTTGAATCTTGTACAGCATTAGTTGAGCATCATGATGGTACTTGGGAAATTGTGGATTATCTTCATAATTATCAGGATAATGTAATAGAAAAGTTTTAACAAAGAGGAAGAAATATGAAAAATCGAATATTAGCATCTTTAGCCAGTATTGCTTTCACAAGCATTCTACTCGCACCATTCGCACATGCGCAAGCAGGTCGTGATGGAATTATGATTGTTGGTTCATCAACAGTCTATCCATTCACTACAACTGTTGCTGAACAATTTGGTCGTCAAGGCAAGTTCAAGACACCAAAAGTGGAAAGCACTGGCACAGGTGGTGGTGTGAAATTATTTTGTAATGGTGTTGGTCCACAATTCCCAGATATGGTCAACGCATCACGCCGCATGAAGCCAGCAGAGTTTGCTGAGTGCCAACAAAAGGGTGTAAAAGAAATTGTTGAAGTTAAAATTGGTTACGATGGCTTGACGATTGCTGAGTCAAAGAAAGGAAAACTCAATGCGCTCACTCGCAAAGATGTTTATCTTGCACTCGCAAAGCAAGTACCAAATCCAGCAAACACGAGTGAGTTGATTCCAAATCCATACAAGACATGGAAAGATGTAAACCCATCTTTGCCAGCAGTCAAGATTGAAGTTCTTGGTCCACCACCAACTTCTGGAACACGCGACTCTTTTGTTGAGTTGTTCATGGAAGCAGGTTGTTCAACTTATCCTTGGATCAAAGGTGTCAAAGATTTGGATGAAAAGAGATTCAAAAGAATTTGTGATACAATCCGTGAAGACGGTGTATATGTTGAAGCAGGTGAGAACGATAATCTAATCGTTCAGAAGATTGAAGCAAAACCAGAGGCTCTCGGTATTTTTGGTTTCAGTTTTCTTGAAGAAAATGCTGATAAAATCAAAGGTTTGGCAATCGATGGAGTTGCCCCTACCTTCGAAACAATTGCTTCAACTAAATATGTGACATCTCGTCCATTGTTCGTTTATGTCAAGAAAGCGCACATTGGTACGATTCCTGGCATGAAAGAATTTATGGATGAGTATGTGAGTGACAAGGCAGCAGGTACGGAAGGATATCTTTCTGACCGTGGCTTGGTGCCATTGAGTAAATCTGAACTTGCAAAAACAAAGGCAGATGTGAAGTCACTCAAAAACTTTTCGCCGTAATTTCGCGGTATTGATAGGAGAAGGATATGCGTAAAGCAATTCTA